CCCTCATTTTTTTACGCACCGGGAGACCCATACAGCGCACGCCAGTCGCCCCAGCCAGGGACATACCGCTCAGTGGCCTTCATCCTCGCATTTTCGGTGTCGAAGTCGTTGTCCTGCGTCAGAGCGACCGCGCGCCGCTCAAAGCAGATCATGCCGTCCGGCGCATCAGTCGTGACGAACCACGCATCACCATCGGACAGGTAGTCCCAGATGACGATGCCACCCGAGAGAAGACCCATCGCCCGCATGGCATTGATGTCGTTGTTCGCCGTGCCCGACTGATTGACCGATGACACGATGCGCGTCGCCTCGAAAGACAGATCCGCCGGCACAACCAGCTTTTCGCCTTCGAGTTGGATACGCAGGCCGCGCGAATCCTTGGCGTTCCGGATCTGGATCATCAGATCTTCCAGAGACGCTTCGGACAGGTCCGCCGCCACGGCAAGCTCGTTCGACTGCGTTCCGTCAAGCGTCGGATGGTCGGTCGCGAGAAGCTCCTTTCCATCGCCGCCCGTATAGGACGAGTTGAACGCGCGATTGAGGATGTTCGCGTGAACATTCTCTTTCGTCTGCCGCATCGACCGGGCCAGCTTTGCCGCCTTGCGCTGTGCAACCGAGAAATACTGATTGTCCTCGATCGCTTCGCGCGTGACCACGGCGCCAAGGCCATACGTCACATTGGTAAAGCGGGTCTGGTAGCCCTGTTTGTCCGTGTCATACGACACGGCGCTGGACTCGGCCTTGACAGGAGCCAGGCCAAATCCGGTTTCCTCCACGACTTCCTCATACGCCTTGTCCGAGGTGCGAACCTCGAAGACCTGAGAATAGACCGTGGGCTTTTCGCGATACTTCGCGCCGAAGAACGCTTCAACACCCGGCCAAAGCTGCTTCGGGTGTGCGCCAGTGGTGATAGGCATGTCTGTTCACCCTTCCTTAAATGCCGAGCGCCGCGTGCGCTTCAGTGTGGTTGTTGATCTTCACGAGAACTTTCGTGAAGTCCGATCCGGCCTCGTTGTCCTCGCGGTTCACCACTCCTTGAATGGTCAACTGATTGGACGCATCGGCCGCCGGCGCGTCGGAGGTCGTGTCAAGTTCGACCCCGGATTGCCCCGTCGCCGTCGATCCTGCGTTGGTATAGATCACGACAGCGTTAAGGCCCACTTGAGCGGCGGCAATCGAGCCATCCGCCTGGATCTCGAAAACAATGTCGGGATCATCGCAGACCAGCGCCACACGCTCAGTGGACGCCACGTTGTAGACCGGATCATCCGCATCGCCCGCAAATCCAACGATCACGCCGGTAATGGCATTGCCATCGCCAGCCGTGGCCTTGTTGATTTCGGGCAGCGTGCCGGGCGGGAAACGCCCCGCGCCGGGAGCCGATACCGACGCCGTGTTCGACGTGCCGGTCTTGACGACCGGATCGCCAATGAACAGCGCCGTCGCGTAGGTCGCCGGGATGTAGTAGGGTTTGGCCGCGCCGTTGTAGGGGGCACCATTGCGGTGCATCACAGGACGCAGACCAAACGGCGTGTCAGAATTCGCCATTGTGGTTCTCCATGAGAGTTAAAGGTTGATTGCCCCGGAGGGCACGTAGTCGCCCTGCGCGCCGCCCTTGGCATCATTGCCACGGCGCATCTGGGCCAGTTGCTCATCAAGGTCGGTCTGCTTCTGCTTCTGATCGTCGCTGTACCACTGTTTCGGCTTGCGGCAGAGAAATGCGCGCAAGGGCGAGCCGTCCGGTTGCGTTCCCACAACCACGGACACGGCGTTGCCAAGGTCGGTATTATCGTCTTTGACGATTGCGCCGCCATCGGGCTTTACGATGTCCCAATCGTCTTGCTCAGTCATTTGGAAAACCCGAGCCGGGGCGTCGTTCACCCACCGATACTCGAACTTTCCGAAATCCAGAATATTGCGGTTCACGCCAAGCCGCTTGCCCACGGTGTCGATGTCATTGCGGCGGCGGCGTTCCTGCTTGCGGGGTCGGCCGGGGCCGCGCTTCTCTTCTTCAAGCATTGTTGTAGCTCTCCGTATATTGCGCGCGCCCCTCGGCGTCGTCTTTGAAAAGTCCCTGCTTGACCATCATTGAGAATGCGTCCCGAGCATCCTTCGGCAGCTTCGAAAAGCCCCCGTCCTTCTTTCCCGAACCGAAGTTCAAGCCCTCCTCCACCGGGGCCGGCTTGGGCTTTGGCTTGCCGAACTTGTGCGGAAACTCCTCGCCAAGACGCCGGTCGACGTACGCCAGGATCGCCTCGGGATCGGCCATGCCCTGCTCCTGCGCTTCGCCATAAAGCGCCACCGAAGCCTGCGTCAGAACCTTGTCAGTCTTGAACCAGTCCTTGCCTGCGGACCATCTCTCGATAGCCGTGCGATGATCGTCGGGAACGCTCTCATCCCTGTCGGGCTGTGGCATCTGCTCGCGAAGCGCGTCCTCGCGCTGGCGCAGCCCGTTGTACCGCTCCGTGTCGCCCTCCTCGACCGCCTTTGTCTGCGCATGACGGATCGCCTCGATCTGCTGCTGCATCGCCTTGCGGTCATTCTCGACAGCTTGTTGGGCGACAGACGCGATCTTGCGCAGCTTTTCCTCGAACTGCGCGGACTGATGGTCATACTTTTCCTTCAGCTTCCGAAACGGCCCGGATTTCTGAAGGTTCTCCATGAAGGCGTCAGGCGTTTCGACAAACCCCTTCGGCGGCGGATCGACCACCCACTCTTCAGGCGGCTTCCACCCGAACATCCGTGCCTCGGCCTCGATCTCCGGGTCGAATTGAGGCTGTTCCTGCGTCTGCTCCTGCGTCTGTTCCTGCTGTTCTTCCGCTTCCTGCTGCGGTTCTTGCTGCTCGTTCATGTCACATCCTCGATCACGGCCATTATCGACTTGTCATTCATGATCCAGTAGGTCTTGCCGTCCTGCCCCTGAACCTGATCCGCGTTGTAGCGTGAGAACATCACGCGCTGGCCGATTGCCGGACGCCGCTTCCACTCAACGCCGTCTTCCCACGTGAAAGCGTCCGGAGATGCGTCGATCAGAATACCCTCCTGACGCCCGAAGCTCTCCTTTTCGACGGTCTCATCCGCGAGGATCAATCCGCCCTTTGTGGTGCGCTCAATCTCCTTTGGCTCCACCAGTATCTTGTATTCCGTTGGCTTGATCCCGGAAGAATTCAGCCCATCCGTTGAAGTCATCTGCGCTCGCCTCTTTCAAGTCCTCGATCAGTTCACCCTGTGCCTTGGCCCGGCCCAGCATTTCCTTGTCACATTCTCCCGCCAGCCAAAGCTGTGAGGCCAGGGCCGCGCGGTTCACGTCCGCCCCCTCCTGAAGCAGCGCCAGAACCTGACGCGTTACGGGGTGCTCCCGCCATTCCTCCAGCGCCTCCGTCTCGAATGGCCTCGCGTCGCTCATTCAGTAGCTCCTTCAATGCCTTGAATTCCTCGATCCGTGTCCGCATCGGCATCAGGTCCGCCTCGGCGCTGTCCTTTTCCGCCGCCGCGATGTCCTTCATCGTCTTGGCAATCGTCTCGTCAATCTCCGCCTCCTTCTGGCGGATCTCGATTACCATCAACTCCTCCTGTGCGCCCGCGAGGATCTGCGCCATCGGATCAGGCTTCGGCATCAGCTTTTCAACATCCTCGATGCTCGCTGCGTCAAGAATGCGCGTGATTGCCTCGCCGCTGTCCACCATGCCAGACTGCGCCAGCTCCAGAAGAAACTGCGCGCGGCCCATCTTCTGCATGGACGTGACCGACTTCGGGTCCGCGACGGGCTGAATGTCCATGTCGCCGAGATCGAAATCCGTCGCCGGATCAAACTGCTGCCCGGCCCCTTGCGGCATCCCCGTATCCATGCCCGGCGCGTTCGCCTGCTCCTGCGGATCGTCCAGCAACCCCGCGTATTTTTGCGCCGAAAGGTACTTGGCATTCAGCCGCGCGATCATCTCGAATTCATCCTGCAAAGCGCGATAAATCCGCTTGTACGACGCCGTGAAGACCATATGGCCTTGCTCTATAAGAGCCATCACCGTGCCCACTGGCATATTCTGCCGCGCGGCATCGCCTGTCATCACGTCCGAAACGCTGGCAATCTCTCGCCCCGCGTCGATCAGCATTCCCAAAACCGAGAACAGCACATCGGACGGCCCGGGGAAATTCATCGGAACAATGCCCTTGCGCACGTCGTCGCCGGTGAAATTCACGTGCTTGTATTCGCCCGGCTTGATGCGGTGCGCGCCTCCCTTCACCCGAAAGTTCTGCGCCGCGATGAAGCCCCCGCCCAGCGACGACAGGTGCCCGCTGTCCATAATCATGTTCAGCGTCGAATTGACCGTCTCCGAAATGTCGCCCAGAAGCAGGCCTAGGCCGGTGCCAAAGAAGCCGCCATCCATCGCGGGCATGAACTGGTAATGCGTCAGATACTGCACGGCTTCGGCGGAAATGATCTGTTGCCCGTCTGTGCGGATTGTGTCCATGTCATAGGCCGCAACGACGCGGACGACTTTCTGCGTCTCCTTATGGACCGTGACGATGTAAGGCTCGTCGTAGTCGTCGCCGTCCAGATCATACCGCAGCATCTGCTCGATGAATTCTTCGGGGTCGGTGTCGCGCTCCGACTTTTCCGGGATGTCGATCTCGACAAAACGACCGCTGCGGAAATTCGTTTCGATCTGGTGGCGGTAAAGCCCG